TTCGAGGGCCATTTTGATCTCCATAAAATCGCGCTCGAACTGTGCGCCTACAATTGCAGTTACTTGACGATAACGAAACTCGCTATATCTGACTAGGGCCAGTGCTCGTCGTCAGTGTAACCCTCTGGGATTGGGTCCGATGCCTGCAAGGCGAATGATGCTTGCCAGATTGGTTGCTGCCAGAGTGCAGCGGCGACCATTACCGACTTCCACTCAATAGCGGTTATGGTGACCTGGCCTGTATCCGTGAGTATTGATATTTCTTGATCTGGCGACCCAACGGCAATGAAGGCGTTAGCGCTGGAATCCACCGCGCCCCAACCTTCCATGTCCTCATTTGTGGTGGCGAAGTGGTGAAGTCCCCGGCTATCGGGGAATGTGTAATCGAACCCCAATTCAAGTCGCCGCGTGCGCTCTGCTATGACATCAGCGATGGAGCCCGCGATCGATGGTAGTGACCATTCTCCATCAGCGCGAATATCTCCGATACTGGCACCGTCTGCCAAAGGCTCTAGCGAGCATCCATCAGGGGCGGGCCAGTCTGCCACGTCCGCCTCCAAGATATTAATGACGTTAATAATTTCATTCTGGGCATTGATTACTGCGTATTTCATTGCGGACCTCCTAGCCCAAGATTGTTACGGTGACAAAGCCGTCGGCACCGGCACCAGAAGCGGACCCATTATCCGTGGCGTTACCTCCGGCCCCGCCGCCGCCGCCGGGGAATACTCCATCAACATGCCTTGCGCTACCGGCACCGCCGAATATTGTGGCCCGTCCTCCACTATTGAAGCCACCATTAAGGCCGCTCGTTAGAGTGTTTACTACGGAATTTGCGCCCACAAAGGCGTCACCTCCCGAACCGCCGTTGCCGCCGCTGGTTCGGCCGCGTTCGCCGCCTTCGGCCCCGATGTGACTGCCGAAGCTTGAATTCCCTCCGGTAAATCCATTCGCAGGCAATCCTGCCTGTGATGCCCCGCCAGAACCAACGGTAACCGTTTCAGTCGCGCCAAGATCTGACGCTAGGAACAGCAATTCGAAATATCCAGCGCCTCCGCCGCCCTCATGTGTGGTGTTAAACCCCTGACGCGCACCGGAGCCCCCTCCACCGCACACGGTTACGCGAACCCAAGCATCATCAGACAGGTCCGCCGGTTTAGTCCACGTTCCAGATGTTAGGAACGTTTGGGTTTCCTTTTGAACGTAAAATTCAAGAGCCTGCTTTGTCCGAAGTGCATCCATCGGCTTATTTGTGGCGGTGCCTGCCTCCGCCTCTGCCTGTGACGCGAAGCCTGTCGGCTTGACGCCCGAGGCCAAGGCGACCCCGTCAAATACAACCTCCTTTTTGAACGTCCAAAGGTCCAGGCTGTTATCCCACGTCAGGATCTCAAGCGCGTTTGATCGAAACAAAATGTCCTTGGCTTTAGTCGCGTGAGTGCTGCCGAAAAGCTGTATGTTGGCCCCGTCGTTCGCGTTGTTACCACCGACAAGATTTAGCGATTGATCCTGCACGCCACGCCGAATGGAGAATGCATTTCCAGACACGCCGAATATCGCTGTGATGTTGGCAAGTTCAAGTCCTACAGCTTTGAATGCCGTGAATTCCGCAGCCGCAGGCGTCACCAGTCCCATCGTGGTGCTGTTCAAGGCCGCTCCGATAATGGTGCTGTTCGTTCCTAGATACGTGCCGAATCCATTGACGTCAGTAACGAGAGTGGCGAGCGCCGCGACGAAGGTTTCCGAAACCGAATTGAAGTTCGCTGGGTCCGATCGCGTGGGGGCTGGGGGCAAGGTGCCGATGATTGGGGCTGCCATTATACGAGTCCTTCGATTTCAAGGTTTGCGGTTGATTTTCCACCAGCGTTTAGGGGGATAGAGAAGTCTCGGAAATACCCAAAGACAGTCGTGCCCATATATACCTGCGTTGCATTTGAGAAGTATACGGCAGGAGTCGCCCTTACCGACGTCAAGATGCGCTTCACGCGCCGGGCGTCGTCTGTATTGAGGACGAACCTAAAATCCACATTGTCGATAAATGCGCGCTCAACGATTGTCGCGTTCCCAAAGGCGTCGCGGCTCTTGCTGGAAAAGTCCTCAATTCCGATCTCTGTGCCTGTGAGTGTCTGGCCTAAAACGAATACCTCGCCCAAGATTATCTGGCTGACGGCGATGTTTCCAGATGGCGCTGCAATTGTTATCTCCACGGTATTGCCAGTATATGCGGGGATGCCGACGAATAGAGACTCGCTGTCGAATGTAATACCTCCGAAGTAGAACGTGAACCAATCTGTCACATCGCCTTCATCAACCAGATCAATGGTCGTGTCATAGATGATCGATGCGCCTGAGTCCTTCACCACGACCTGCACCGAACCCGCGTTTAGGCCGAAAAATGCAATTCCTGTGACTGTGGAGTCCATCAATAATTCATAGGTTATGCTGCCGGAATTGATGACTGTATCACCCAGGACGAAATCAAATGCGCGCCACCGGTTGGTTGCGCTGATCTCTGTCCAGTTGGTGCCATCGTCTGTGGCCGGATCGTCGCCTGTGGTGTTACCGACCGCCTCATAAATCTTGTGAGTGGTCCCGATGACGATGACCCTGTCATCTGCAACGTATGCCGTGCCTACCAGCCAGACCGGGTGATCATCTTCCGTGATATTGGATGCAACGAACTGAGTGTCCGTGACCGTTATTGGCTTGATCATCTGCATTATGCGACCCTCTCCGGTGGCTGTCCGTCGATATCCCATTTCTTCATGATGCTGGCCATTTTCTTGGTGTTCACTACGACCTGGATGCCGATTTGCGCCTGCTCGTCTCGCATCCTCGAAACCTCCTGCAAAAGCCTATCCTGATCTGTTGACCGGGACGATACGGTGCTGGGCGACATCGCCGCCTGAGTAATGCGATTACTCAGGATGGTGCTTGGCCCTGTGAATTCAAGCTCGGGTCCGTTCTCCCCCACCAACCGGACCCCGCCGGAATGACTTCCGCCGTGTGCGAAAGCCGGGATTGCAGATTGCCCCCCTGCGATCTCATTCACTAGATCCGAAAGCATGTCGGATAGGATTTCCATTGACCCCACCAGCGCTGAGGTGCCGCCGTTGAACCCTGAAAGGAGGTCGTCCACTGACCCAACGCCAGTTAAGTCCCCTTCCTGCAAGAATGCTAACAGCTGCTCTAAGGCGACCGTCTGGGCGTCCGAGGGCGCGGCTCCTGCAACACCGAGAAGCTGACTTTGCACCATTCCCGAGAAGGCGCGGAATTCAGCACCACTGCCAGACTGCCCTTCCGCTGCGCCCAGTAAGGTTCTAGCGATGGCCGGAAGGCTGCGAATGGCCGCTTGGTCACCACCTCTAGCAGCGGTCAAAGCCTGATCGAATGCGTTCTGTTGCGCCGGTAAGTTCTGGCTTGCCGAGGCTGCCGAAAGATTGGTGCCGAGAAGCCCTGACACGAAGGTTCGCAGGTTCGACATCAGCCGCGAGGACTGCAACAGCCGGTTGATTTCATCAGTAATGCCGCCGACCATACCTTGCATGGCTAACGTCAGAGCGCCGACCTGTGGTGTGATCTGGGCAAATGAACCGGATAGCTGCATCAGCTGGGCAAAGAGGGTTTGGCCCTCCTCGGTGGTGATGTCTATGCCCTCGATTAGGTCGCGGAACCCGCTGCGAGTTTCTGGCATGATGACGCCTAATGCAGCGAATGTTTCAGATAGTCGTCTGGTGAGCGTTTCCAACTGCTCCGTATCGCTGAAGAAATTGGCAAAGTACGTTGACGATGCCGCGTTGAGCTGATCGATTCCACCGAAGGCGTCGACTAGGCTTGATGCCATGTCGGCTGCTGCAAGGCTCGCCTGAAACGCTGACAGGCCTATGAGGTCGAACATATCGTTGACGTTCATCAGGCTTGACGACAGCCGCTCCAATGCCTCGAGCGCCGACTCCCCAGATCTGATGTATTCGTCCTGCGTCAAAATAAGGTCAGCCATCGCCTCTGCGTTCTGCGTCATTATCGCGGTCAGCTTTTCTTGGATCTCCTCGGCGCTCTTTCCGTTTGTGAAGAACTTAAACGCGGACCCTCTAAAGCCATCTATGGCGTCGGAGCTGATGCCTATGACATCGGACATATCCCGCAAGCCTGTTGTGATGCCTGCAAAAGTGGTGTTCAGCGCGTCCTGCAATTCCTGATCGACTGATCTGCGAACCGTCTTATCAGACCGGAAAAATCCGCCCTTGAAGAAATCAAATTCATTACCCTGGAAGCCCATCGCCTCAGTGAAAACACCCTCTATGCCAGATCCGGCATACTTGCGGCTAAATGCCTTGAACAGGAATGACGCGGCCGCGATAGCAATTCCAAATGCCGGGATTGCGGCGCCGATAGCTCCGAGGCCACTTGATACCCCAGTGACGAGTCCACCTAGATTTGCGAACGAGGAGGCCAATCCCCCGCCGGAAAGGACGCCACCCAAGCCGGATGCGATGCCGCCGACGACGCCCCCGATACCGCCCATGCCCGCGAGGCCAGCGAGGCCTCCGCCTCCTACGCCCAGGATGCTTCCAATGTTCCCCAGAATACCACCGCCACCGCCGAGCAGCCCGCCACCGCCACCGCCGCCGGCAACCGAGTTTAGAATGCCACCTACACCGCCGCCACCAGAACTGCTAAGCCCTAGACTGATCAGGATTTGGTTCTTTGCGGCCAGAGCGATCATATCAGCGAGCAATTGCTTGAATGTGTTTTTTATGGCATCGGCGAAGCTGTCAAAGTCCTTCAGCCCACCTACGACAAAATCGCCCCAAGCATCTGAAACACTCCCAATGGAATTCTTGAACTTAGTGTCGAATTCCTTCTCGAGATCCGAGACAGCATCTTTGGCCTTCTTGGCCCCCTTGCTGAGCTCGTCTAGGCCAGAGCCTGCACCCGTACTTGTGGTTTCTAGCGACTTCAGGAGCGCGGCCAGTTTCTTGGCGTTCTCTGACCCGTCGCCCATCTCCTCGTTGCTTGCGGCCATAACTTTCAGCAGGTTGCTCATGGCTATGCGAGCCTTTTCCCAGCCAAATTCCTGCATCGCGGCCATCTCGGTCTTTAATCTCTCGACTGCTGTTGCCTGATCGTTGATCGTTCCGGTCATCTCGTGAACTGCCGAACCGGCCCTGATAGCAAAGCCACTTAAAGCCAGAGCCATATCATCAAGCCCCGCGATCCGAGCCCCTGCCGTCATGTTGTGAAGGAACGAAGCCCACGCCTTTTGGACCTCCCGTATCATTGCGAAGAAACCTGCGGCGACCGTCTTCCAAACTATGCCTAGTGCTGGAACGATAGCCGCGGCTGAAGCGATTATGCCAGAAAATACACCGCTTGCTAAATCCCCGAGGAGGACCATAGCTGTACCCCACGATCCTGTCGCCTTCACCAAGTTCACCGTCGCATTGATCAGAAGGCCTGCACCCACGACCAGAGCCCCGATGCCTGTGGCGAGCAATGCGCCTTTGAGCGTAATTAATGAGAGAATCCACGCGCCCGTTGAGGCTGTAGCGGCGACCATCGCCGGGACGTATGTAGCAAAGAGCAGAGCGCCAGCCGCAGCTGAAATGGACCCGATTAATTGCAGGTTGTTTGCAACAAGCTCGATCACCGGAACGAACCCGGCCAGAAGAATTTGCCCTACCGACAACATGACGTTGCTGAACTTACCCATCGCAGCGCTGAGGCGGAAATCTAGGCTCGCGGCGATCTTCTCGAATGCCTCTTGTGACGCGCCCGCCTTAATGCCCATTTGCGCCATGATCTCTGCGAATTTCTCACCGCCGCCACCTGTGAATGCGAGGACCGCGCCAAGAGCTTCGACACTGCCGAATAGTTGGGCCAGCGAGTCTGTGCTGCCGTCTGTCTTATCGATCACGTCGTCAAGAAACCCTTGTAAGCCCTTTGACTTTAGCGAGGTTACATCGAATTCAATGCCCAGCAGCTTTGCAGCATCGGCGGCCTCTTTGGTAGGCTTGACGATTGAGGCGATCACCTGACGTAGACCTGTGGTCGCCATCGATGTTGAAAGGCCTTGAGTGGTCAGAGCCGAAACGCCCGCGACCACTTCGTCGAAGGATACGCCGGCGGCGCTGGCAATTGGTACGATCTGGCCGAGCGCGCCTGACAGTTGGCCGATTGTGGTCTTACCGCCCTTCATGCCGACAAAGAGCGCGTCGGATGCTTGCTGGGCTGTGAGGCCGACAGCGGCATAGGCGTTCGTGGCCGTCGTCAGGCCGTCTGTTGCGGTGGTAACATCGGTCACGCCACCAATGGCCAGCTTGTTCGCCACGTCCAAAAGAGCAGCGGCCCCGGCCACCCCGTCTGCCCCTGCACTAATAGCCTGATAAAATGCCTGGACTTGCTGCGTTGCCGTGCCGCCATAGGCTGCGGTCAGCTTCCGGCTTTCGGCCTCGAGCATCGCCATTTCTGCTGTGGTGCCTGCAATGAGCGTCGAGGCCTCTGCCTGCGCCGCATTGAAGTCTCTGGCCATCATGATTGCAGCGCGACCAGATGCGAGTGAGGCAAAGCCAGCGGCCAAGACGCCGAGCCCTTTCGCCAGCTTCATCACTCCGGCGTTCATGGTTTGCATCTTGGCATTTGTGGCGACTGAGGTTTTGCCTAGCCTGTCAACCCGATCGTCAGCCTTGTGAGCAGATCCCGACAGATCGTCCAGGTTCCGTTTGCCCTTTTTGGCCGCATCGGATTCTACTTCAAGTCTTAGGGTGGAAACGTCAACCATCTGGGTTATCCCTCATATCGATCGGGTGCTTAGAGAAAGGATTTTGCCCAAGTATTTTCCCTGCGAGGTATGCCGAACTCATTTTGAACACAGTCCGAAACTCCCAAGGGTTTGAAATCGTCGCAACACCCTTAGCATAACTTAGGATTTCCGTCCAAGTGTGCGCCGTTTCTGTGCCGTCTGGCTGGCGCGATATCCAGCCAATGTCCGACATAATTCCGACGTGATATGCCTCTGCCCCTATCACGTCTGAGGCTGGCAGTTTCCCGCCAGCCCTTTCAATGTGATCTTTGCGACTGAATTTATCGGACTTGTATTTTCCATCGTGGCCTTCCGTCCTTATGTGAGCGTCATGCCAGCCGATGGAAAACGCTTCGAAAATCAGTCGCCCTTGGAGTTTCCCAAGTAGTTACCGCGCTCGGCGGCGAATTCAGCAATCTGCCCCAAGAATGACAAATCTTTGCCGTCTTTATCAATCTGACCGTTGATCAACTGAAGGTTCATAAACCATTCCACGGCGGCGGGGTCCGTTGCGTCTAGCGGGTCTTCACCGCGCTCGATATTATGGAATTCAGTCACCAGCGGATGCATATCACGCGCAAGCTTTTCGTGCATATCCTGCATGCCTTGGAACTCGGGGCTGTCAGTCTTCTTTTCCCCTTCGTCAATAGCGCGTTGCGCGCGGATCTCTGACAGGCGGGTCTGGACAATGCGACTTTCAGTGCCGCGAACGAAGACAAGGCATGGCTTGTTGCGATCAGGCTTATCATCGGGGCCATCAGCGTACAGCAGCGCCCCATCGACGGGGTGGCGCAAATGCAAGGGCTTGGCGTTGTTCGCTGCGGTTCGCGAGTCGTGCTTATTGAAATCCATAATCTTAATCCTCAAGGCTCTGGCTCAAAGTGAGGGCGACGCGCTGAGCCGATACGCGCCGCCCCCTATCTGGACCCCATTGGGGTAGGGTCCAGAATTCTATTATGTGACAGTCGTAAGGACTGTGATCGAGCGGAATTCGAAGGTTTCGCCGCGATAGCCTTGCGGAGTGCGCTCGGTGTCATGCAGGTTGGCCAGCACGCCTTGGCAATACTGGTCGCGGCCATCGACATCGGTAATGCGGATGGTGACTTCAGTAGATCCGTTCACGTTTGCTCGCACGAGGATCTGGCCTGCATCGGCTGCGATGAATTTGCAAGGGATGGTGAAGGGCGGGACGATCTTTGTGCCGTTGTAGTGCTGAGTGACGCCGGTTTCGAGCAGCGTAACGGTGCCAGCTTCCGAGTCATTGCCGAACTCAGGAACGGATAGAACGCCCTTCACCTGCGTAAAGACTTGCGCCTCGTAACCGGCCTGGTCTTCGGTGGTAGGCGTCGAGATCGAAATGTGGACGGTCGAGCCGATTGTTGGTTCTGGTGCTACAGCCATTGGGCCATCTCCTATTGCTTGGGTCTATGCCCGGCGATTAACCCTGAAGCGGGAACAGGCCAGCCGGGGTGGCCCGTATTTGGTGCATTCAGTCGCGGTCGGCCCGATACTGGATGACGACAGGTATACGATAACTTGCATCATCTGGAAAGCCGTTGCGAATTGAAGGGGGCTGGATGAATGTCAGCAGCCCCCCTGTGAACAGTAGTCTGTACCCCTCGGGAAAGAGGTCAGCCACGAGGTCTGCCATATCATAGCCGGTATCCTCGCCGCCCTCTGCGTCCTTTTCGATGTTGATCGTGACGGCCAGCACGCCTGTTTCCGTGACCGTCTCATTGCCAGCTAGAGTGCCGCCTGTGCGATCCCCTCCGGTAAATTCCACCTCGATAAATGGCAGAACCCGATCACCCAACTCTACGTTCGGCATGGAAGTATTGGGGCCTATGGCAGCGGCGGAGATCCGCGCTTTCATGGCGTTTAGTACGTCTTTTTTCTTCATAAGATCATCGCCTTTGCCGCTATTGTTGCCTCTGCGACGTACTTGGGCCACTTGCTGGCCGCCACGTCAATCCAGAATGTCCCTTTGACCCCGTTGGCGCCGTAGTGAACGTGGTGCGCGTAGTCCGCCGCAGCGCCACCCCAAGAGAATGAAATCTTGTCGCCTATTTCTGCCTGACTGATGACGAACGTATGGCTGATGGGTCCGACTGCATCGATCGACCCTGCCCCGTTGAATAGCGTCGAGGTCAGTGAGTTTGCCAGCGTTGAAAGGTCGCGCGGTATCGTCCCATGCTTGCGGTGGCCTGATCTGGTGATCGATGGGCCGATCTCAATACCTGCGATCAAATCCGATGTGGCTTGCTTGAAAATCAAGTCCATCCGGTCCTCGTGCTTATTGAGGTTCTTATCCACGCTGTCTGCAAACTTCCCCATCACTTCAACCTCGCCAGAAAGTTGATACGGATTCGACGGAAGCAGCGGCAATTGATCACCTCGTCACCGGGCGCGCCGTGGCTGCGATCTCCCGGCATCAGCAACAGGTTGCCATTGCCGCTGACAAATGGGGTTCCGAAAAGTTGGCGCTGTTTGTCCATGAACGCATGGCTTGGCCTTACGTCAGCATCTTCCGCAGCATCCCATTCGCCTTCGATGTGGCGAGCCTCAACCTTGCCGCTGTCAACCAGCTGCGTCAGGCCTTCCTCTTGCGCCTGGTTCACGCTGGCCAGAAGCTCGGAGCGGGCGATTGCCTCCCCACGGTTCCGCAGCATGTTGTCTTTCATTGCTGAAATCATCTTGCGCGCGGTGGGTGCTGGGATAGGCTTTCCCGACTTGATGGCCTGCAACACCAGCCGGTCGAACTTCTTTGAACGGGTCTTTCTGGTGAGGTAGTTGCTCAGGGATGGATTCCCCCCGGTCACAAGCTCCTCTAGTGCTGTTGAGGCTGCTTTGGACTGAGGCCTATTCAAGCCCATAATTCCGCCCTTGCGCGGCCCCTTACCGGCCCCCTTTCGCCCGACCAGATCCAGCGCGACCGATCGAGGCGAGCGCCCCGCGGCTAAACCTTCCCGCAGGATTTCACGGGCTAGATCCTTCGTTTGATCTGAAATGACAGTAATCAGCTTGGATGACTGGTCGCGAAGAAACTGCTCAGCGCGCGGGTTGCCGGTCCCGAAGCGAGCGACGACCCTGCCGCCTGTAATTGGATCCGCGAGTCCTAATGCTGTGATCTGGCCAAGAAGCTCTGCACCGGACAGGGCATAGGCGTCACGCAGTGCCTTATCGAGGGGCCCGAAGAACTCAGGCCCGATATTCAAAACGTGAATGGCGAGTTCGATATCGCCAGCCTTCAGGTGCTTAGTGAAGAGGCCGAGATTGACTGAGCTTGTCAGGTCACGCATGGATGCAATGAAGGCCCGGCGCACAGATGGGGCCAGCGCGTCAATGATCTGGGCTGTGCTACGTGCCATGACCTTCTACCTCGACCTCATAGAGAAGATCTTGACCAGCTGGGCTGAGCGGATCCACAGCAATAATTGAGCTGAAGGGCGTTGTAGGAGTCACATTTGCCGCAGCAATGCCGATCGCAATCTTGTCCTTGGCCACTGGGGCGATTCCTGCCGACGTGCTGATGGTGACAACGCTATTCTTGCTGCTGATCATGCGGCCAGACTTTCGGCGTTGCCAGATATCCAGATTGACCAACAGGACATCTGTGTCGACATCGGCCTTGGTAGGTGCCCACTCGTCACCTGAATTGGTCTGCTTTCGCAGCGCAGAAGTCTGACCGCGCGCGGCGATCAGCTTTTCTGCAACAGCCTGCATCTTGTCATAAAATGCTGCCATAATTTAGGCTTTCGTTTTGTTGGTTTTTCCCTTGCCTTTTGGGCTTGGGTTGGCTGGCTTCTTTTCTGTCGAAAGAACAGGCTCGGGCACTGGCTCTGGTTCAGGCGCCGGGAAGTGATGTTCGATCAGGCGCGCTCGCATCTCTTCCTCTGTCATAGCCTTGCGCCCGATCTTGCGCGAGATGCCCAGATCGAAAAGCATGCCCCGCAATTCCTGATAGATGGCCACGGCGATCTCTTCGCGCCTTGCCTCTTCGGGTGTCGGTGGAGCGACGGAAGCCGGGGCTGCTTTCATCGCTTCCACGATGCCCTCAGCCTCCTTGACGGCAAGCGCCGCATCCTCTTTTCGGGCGGCATCTGCCAGCAAATCAGCGCCATCTGTGATCACCAAGGCTTTACGATCAAGGAAGCCAGCCACGCGGCGAATTTGCTGCATGCTGCGGTAGGTGGATAGAGGGACGGCTATTGCAGGTCCATCGATCGGGAATTCATACCCAAGCGACTCGATGACCTCTTTCGTGGTGTTTTTCAGTTCGGGCATTGGTCGGTTCCTATGCTGTCATGGTGACGCTGACAGCGCCCCAGAGGGTTTCTTTTGCGCAGTCGTCGCCGCTAACAAATAGCCTGCCGCTGGCGTCCCTGCTATAGATCACGGCCCAGCCCTCGCGCGTATGGCACTCGATGCAGTCATCGAGCTTCACGCCGTCAAGGTATGCCTTGCGCTGGCACTCACGAAACTTCCCATCGTTTGCGTGGTGGTAGTCTGGATCGTTTGCATGGCGCGTCATTACTTGAGAGCGCTCAGCAATTGCTTGTGGCGCAACGGAAAATCCGAGAGCGATGGACAGGGCAGAGATGGAAAGAAAGGCTCGACGTTTCATTGGTGATGCTCCTTAACTCGGGATCTTGATGCATGTGGCGACAATGGCCAAGCCGCCGGTAATCGTGACGATGCCCTTGCAGTATGCCTCGATAGTGTCGAGGTGGATCGCAGCGACAGCACCAGCGGCGATCGATGCCATTGTGTAGCCTCCCGACACGTCCACGTTGCCGATACCATCGACGAAGACGTTCACGCCGCCGTCACCATCGATCTTTGGCGTCAGCGCGCCTGCCGATGCGTTGCGGAGGAACAGGGTCATTTTGACGCCCCGCTCGAATGCGATGGTATCCGAAGCGCCGAGAGTGGTTTCAGCCACCACGACCTCGCCCTGACCTGATACGTCGGTAATTCCAATTGCAGCCATTGTTCTTACTCCTGAGTTAGTAGCGAACGCATGTGGCGATCATGCCATCCGCGCCTGATATTGTTACGATGCCCTTTAGATACTCCGAAACCGTGTCGAGCGATACCGCCACAACATCGCCCGCCGCGACCGATGGAAGAGTGAAGCCGTTGTTCGGGTAGAAATCGCCGAGCCCAGGAACGAAAAGAGGCGTGTCATCATCCCCATTAAGCTCTGGGGTTAAAGCCCCTCCCGAGGCGTTTCTGAGCACCAGGATCATATTCTCGCCCGGCACATAGTCCAGCGTGTCAGATGCGCCTAATGTGGTTTCTGCGATGGTTTCGGCCAGCTGTTGCTTTACAGAAATGCTGTTGAATATCCCGATGTTTGAGCCATTCGTCGCTGCCGTTATTTGTGTTTCAGCTGCCACGGCAATGAATTCCGTGACGTCTGATGTTGGCGACCATCCGCCAACGCCAGTCCCGCCGGTTTTAGTGGAGATATACCCGACCCCACCTACTTCAGCTGATACCTGATAAGCGGCACCGATCACGGTTGGAATGGATATCTTTTCGCCTGTATGGGTGCCGCCCGATCCCGTAATTACCATTGCGCCATCAGAAAACACAGTTGATGCGGACGGAAATGCCACATCGGGAAACCAGCCCGGCAGGCCCTCGCTGATTGCATTGCCGGGTATCAACTC